CTTTGTTTATGCAAGGAGTCGGCTTCAGCCGAACATCCAGGGAGCCCTGCAACCTGGTGAGTGTCTACGGACCTCGCCTAAATGAAGCAGGACTTCCTAAGTACATATGGGTGAACCCCCCATCTTCGTCAGCCGAAGCCGACTTTAGTGAGGAACACCTATTTCCGGTAAACACCCGCCACCACAGGGAGGCGGAGTGTGGGTCGGTTGTCTTTAAGGCCAACCAGCCACCGGTTTACTCCTTCGGGAGTTCCTCCCATTTTGAAATAACTTTCAAGATGGGATCTGACCTCAGGGCCAGCGTACTTAAGTACGTCAAAGCCCATGATGTCTGAAGTAACCAAAAGTTTCTTGACGTTTTCGTCTAGGAACTCAGGTTTTCCAACTAGCGGTTCCAATTGGACCCGATAGCTGTCACTCGTACCTACTTGTTCGAGAGCATCTGCTACTCGTTCGTAGGCACCAGGCCTAAGAACCTTGGAATCTAATATTAGACCAAGCCTCTTAGTAAGTATCGATTGCCTAAAGGCAAACGGCACTGTGCGCCAATCTTCAGGAACTTCTCGCGACAAAAGTTGCTTGAAGGTGTGAGCTCTTGAGAGATCACCCTGAAGATCACGTGCTGAACTAAGACCGAACTTCTTAAGAAGGTCGAGCTTGTCCACAAACCGAAGGTCATCCGGAAAAGCCTCTTTTGAGGTTAATTCCGGGTCCCATCGATTCTCACTTAAGTGCCGCTCAAAAGCGACACTCATTGTGTCAACTGGTTTCCCTCCCATGACAAGCATAAGCTTCTCATAAGGTAGGGCATACAGTTTAGCAGAGGCTTCAGCTAAAAATGCTGCATGCTTCTGTTCGAGTTCTTCCCTGCATTTGCATTCGAGATCTTCTAGAGTGAACACTTCGGGTTTTATAACCCTATAGAAGTGACACTCTTTAACATGACCGCTTGTCCACCCAATAAGGTGGTCTTCTAGCGGTTCTGGTTCACGCATGCGCTCGTCATAAAGACGGGCCATCATGCTAAAGTCCACCCATTCCTCTTCAAGAGGAATGGTGCGGACTCCACGGGCGAATCGAGACCGAGAATAACCTCCCATAAGGGAGGCCACCTCGGCCTTTTCACCTGGAGTCACGTCGAGCTCATTTAAGAGCACGGCGAGACCTTTGATTTCGGCCTCATTAAGAGACCCAATCACTTCTGCCCAATCTGTTAGGCGGGAGTCTGGGCATAAGCCTAGACCGCCTAACGTAATTGGCAGTAAAGCCCGTGCACCACAGTGCGCGAGGTATGTCTTCATCCTCCGTATAAATATGGAGTAGAAGAAAGTTTTCCCGATCGACCAGCCTGCGGGAAGCCAAGCCAGCCTTTTGGCTAGCTGGGCCCCCTTGCCGATCGCCGGGTTCCTGTCATCGCGGACTTCAACCCCCTTACTCTCAGGAGAAAGGAGGCGCACTTTAAGTGCATCCACATGACAGCTGCGTTCATAGGGAATTTTGCCAAAAGGCTTCCCATTGAACTGAGTGTCTGGAAGAGCTACAATTAGCTCTTCACAGTATTTAGCGAGTTTCAGAGCCGGGAAATGTTTACCCGGTGAGAGAACCATAAGGTTCTTCTCATGAGCCTCGCCGATGGCTTTGACATACTTGAGTGTGCCAATGCCTATATGGTCGTCACCCGCACAAGCGAAGTGACGCCATTTAGTCCTGACGGGCCCAATATCCTGCATATGCAGTGGGCGCTCAGGATCAACGGAATTGTATGCCAAAATGGCAGCCTCTTCCTCTGCAACGAGGTTGAAGAGAGTCAGTGTGCTTTTAGCACCTGGATCTCCCATCAAAATCCCGTTATTTGTACGTATGACAGTATTGTCATCGTACACGATGGTCCTGCTCGAAGCGAGCAGGGCCACTGCTGTGCTGAGGTATGAGCCTTGACTAAAGTCAAGGCCCATCCCATCACAGAAACCTTTCCATATCGCTCTAGCGATACGGTGGTTACAGTGGTCTGTCGCTTCCGACAAATCACTGGAGAGGAGCACGAGATCCTCCCGTTGACTAAAGTCAGCGGGGGAACGGGCCAAATCTTTGGCCCACTCGTACCCTTGAGCGGCAGCCTTCAAGCCAGCTCTGCATTGAGGCAGGTTGGACAGAAGGTCTACCGTATAATGAGCGAACGGTTGGAGAAAAGTCCCCACCGACCACTCACTTTTCGTTACCACGCGGCATTTGCCGCCGGGTTCCGGAATCGCGACAGCCTCACAAAAGGGGCTGGCGCTAACTGCATCGCTATGGAAAGGTCCTAAGACCATAGATCCAAAGCGACGCAAATAACCCTTCTCCTCCAAATCATCTTGAGCGGAGGAAAAGAGCCACAAGCCAGTGTCTCGATTGAGGCCCGCCGTTCTTTTGAACGGCGTGCCGCTTTCGGGGCGCTGGTACTCCTGTAGCCACTCGACATCATCAGGGTCAAAAGACTCCTGCTCGTCGGGTCCTACAGGCATATGGACACTCCTCCAACGGGGAGTGCCAGCAATCTCATCGATCGTGTAACCGAGGATATTTCCTCGGAGACGCGATTCGGTGGGTACATATGTCGCCCATGCTTCCATTGCATAGGAGACATCAAACGCCCGGCCGCCATCCTTACGGGTGCGGCCGAACGTGGCAGAACTCGAGATACTTACGTGTCCCGGGTCCTTAATAAAGGGCCGGCCTTCGACAGCTTCAGCTGCCTTACGGCC